ATGCCTCCAGACCCACGCCTTGCCTGCAACACCGACGGAGTTGCCAGCGCCCGCAGACGAACCGTCGGACTGTAGATACTGGTTTGAGGAGGTGAAGGAGGTGGAGTTGTTCACCGAGATGTAGGTGTACGGGTCGCCCGTGTCCTGTGAACGCGTGTAGGCGATGAGGACGAGATCCATGTATTGGCTGAAGTCGCCCGTTTGACCGTCGTCGGTGCTGGTGAACACAATCGGGGTCGCAGGTAGCGTCACCGTTGCATGAGACATGGCGACCCATGCCTCACCGTCAGTGAGAACACCGTCAACGATGTACGCTGGATCAGCCATCAGACCACGTACCTGATGATGACAACGCCCGTACCGCCGTCAGGTGTTTCAATGTAAGAAGTGCTATCAGTTCCACCGCCACCCCCCCCAGTATTGGGAGTGCCACCGTGAGCGTAGTATAAAGAAGCACCAGAGTTGCCAGAAGAAGCCCTACCTCCACCCCCAGTACCGCCATCCCCACAATCAGCATCGCCTCCAGTAGCCCCACCGCCACCGCCGCCAGCATAAATAGAGGTACTGGCACTTATGCCGTAACCCGTGGCGCCATCCCCGCCGTCGCCACCCAAGTTGGCTCCGTCAGTACCCGAGTCCTCACCCGCTGCGCCTTTCCCGCCGCCGCCACCGCCCGAGCTACCGCCGCCCGCACCACCGTCGTTTCCTTGACCCGCCGTACCAGAGCCACCAGCGGGGACACCAACCCTGCCTCCACCACCGCCAGATCCACCAGCGGTCCCAGCAGCATTATATTTACCGCCACCGCCACCGCCCGTAGCGGTAACACCTAAAGCAACGGAGTTGGAACCATTGACGCCCTGAGTGTTGGCGGCTGCCGTACCAGCCATAAGACCACCCGCACCGACCGTCACCGTATAGGTGCCTGCTGACACGGCATAACCCGTCCCCGTCAACATGCCACCCGCACCACCACCGCCCGCGTATCCTTTAGCGCCAGTACCGCCGCCTGCGACGATCAGATAATCGACATCAGCCGCACCGTTAGACACAAGAAACTTGCCCGAACCACGGAACGTATGCACACGGTACGTCGTACCAGAATCGACGTACTGGGTGATGATCCCACCGAACGCCGTCATAGGCGCAGCACCGAACAGGCCACCGTTCAGCCAAGTAGACACAGCCGTCGAAGGCCACGCCTTCGGCGTGTCATGCCGCCCCCGCCAGTTGGATATGGCGGTGGACGGGTTGGTGCGATCCTGACGGAACATCTATCAGGCTGTTATGCGGTTGACGTAACCGTTGACGTTGATTACGTTGGTCGTTCCGGCAAATGCCCTGACTATCAGACCGTTCTGCAACAAGGTCCCGGGGCATACCAGCACCCAACCTGCCTCAGCAGTAATCGTAACCTCAGATAGATCGTCTGGTGAAGCGACTCCACCGTATTCGATGGTCAGTTTCACATCAGACGCAGACGTGTTGGAGGCGTACAGCCATATCTCGTCCAGATCCGAAGTGCCCGCTATTGCCGTATGGATCAGCGTGCCCGCCGTAGCCGTAGCAGCAACCTTGATGTTCCTGCCATCAGCGGGAGTACCACTGAGTACATGCTTGGAGTATGTTGCCATGTTCGTCTTTCCTTAGTTGAATATCGTGTTGTTCAAGATGAGTTGAGCATCATTAGTGGTGACCGAAATAGCAGGCGTGTAACCGCCCGATGACACGATTGGTGCCGTGCCCGTCACCGCAGTAACCGAAGTCGTAATATCAGAAGTCAAAGCCACCGTTCCTGTAGCGTCAGGGAACGTGATCGTCCGATCAGCGGAAGTCGGATTCGTGGCAGCTATGAAAGTCTCGTAAGCGTCAGCGCTGGACCCCTCGTAGACGAGCCGCTGGTTAGAACCAGCGAGATAAACGTCATCGGAGAAGGTCGCTAGTTCGGTTACCGCCAGCGTGCCGCTGACTGTGGTAGCTGACCCTGATGCTGACAGGGTGGGTGTTCCGGTCGCCCAACTGACAATATCGGTGAAGTTGGCGTTCATCTGTGAGGCGACAATGGTGGTCGCCGCTACAAACGAGTTGGTAACCGCTAGTGCGCCCACTATTTCAACCTCCGCGTCCTGTACATGGCGACGACCGATGTTACGCCCCATTTGCCCCGTGTGGACACGGTGGGGGAAACACTGAACCTCAAACTAATAGCCTGCCCTGTCCCAATCGTGGGCCATCTGGCGAACAAATACCGGTCAGAAGTACCCTCCGCCTGCCATTCGTCGGTGTCCCACACGCCAGTATCCCACACAGCGGGAGATCCCAAGCCGATAATGCTTTTGGAATAGCCGACCAGCGCCGTACTTGGGTCGTAGTCTTTGTAAATGTACATGACAATATCAACGTCGTTGTCAGCGAGGAGAACGGTGCGTGTCTTGCCCCACCGTTTTTCAAAGGTGGGTCGGTTGCCGACGAACCATCCGGTGTGGTAAAACGAGTTGATCTCAGCGACGGCACCAACATAGTCGTCGTAGTCGGCGTTCTGATCCAGTTTGGAAACACGATCAAACGAAGCAGGAGCCGTGAAACCCGAGGTTACCGCTATCCCGAGATGAGTGTCACCCGTTGGGCGATACGCGAGTAGTGAACGCGCGTTAATATCATGCCGGGTCCAAGCTCCGATGGGGCCGAGTGACGCGTCCCACACGAACGTGTTGCGCCGGTTGCTCTGAGATGACCCCGAAATGTTGTCATCCGACTGGTAATCGACGGAAACCCACAGGCGTTCATCGAACCACATCATTGACGGTGCAGTATCCAAGGTCAACGCTGGCTGCCCCACATCGTAGGTCATGGCTGGTTTGATTCGTTCAAACACCCATGCCACGTCGTCGTAGGCCAATAGGTATATGCCATCTTCGGCGTACCAGAAGAATATCCCGGCGGTGGCCGCTACCGGCTGGGTGCCTTCCCGGCAACCAACAGTACGGGTTACGTTGCGGACCTCAAACGAGTCCCGGTTGAACCCGTAGATAGCGTAGACACTGTTTTCTTTGAAGACCAGTAGCCGGTCGGCGTCGGGGATGATGGCTGTTATGTGGTCGCCGTCCTCACCAATATCAATGTCGATGTAGTCGGTGGCCGTCCAGTTCTCAGCATCGTTTACCTTGGAGAACCTGACACGGTTCTTGTAGGTGACAGCGGATTCCAGCGTGTAAGCGACCCACACGAACTCTGCGAACGTAGCCGCATACCGGGCGCACGGGAAATGCCCGTCGGAGGCGTCAATGTCGGGTACCAGTCCGGTGGCTGTCGCCCCGTCCCAGCGCATCGCGGAAACAGTGGTGACACCGGCGTCGTTGTGCATCAACAGACCGTTGACCATGTATGTGTAGTCGTTGAAAGTTACGTGTCGGGGTGGTTGCGCCGTGTCGAAAAACGGGTTGTCTCCGCCGATCTGAACAGGGCCGGTGAAGTCGCCTGATGCGTTGTCGTTGTAGAAGATTTGCGACTGGGTTGTCGCCGGGTCCAAGGTGGCGGCAAGAATCTGGTTCTGGTCCGCCTCGTAGTGGGTCATCAGGCTGATGATCTCGTTGTCCAACGCGGTGCCATTTATTTTGGCAACAGCGTCGCGTCGTCGCACGCCGCCGCGCGGGTCCACTTCGACGTTGAGCAGGGCGGGTGATTCGTTTTCCGCGAGGTTGAACTGGTCGGCTCGCAGGTTCAGACCGCCGGTGAAGTCAGATTTCTCGTCGTAACGGTACGCTGACGCCGTGGGAGAGCGCATCGTTTGGAGCGTGGCAGCCATTGGTTACAGTTCCCAAGAGTACCGCAGGCGGTTCGGCAAGTAGGATTGTGACATCCACCGTGACGCCCGGATACTGTTGAGAATAAGAGGTTGAGCGGCCGGGGCGTCTTCAAATCGTGCCCGCAGGTTTTCTAACTCTTGGATGAACTGCCCGTAGTATTGTTGCCCCATCGCAGCGTCTTCCTGCTGCTGGTACGACCGGTATATGGCGTATAGGGCGAGAACATTGTTGAACGGCACGGGTAGGTCGGCGGTGTTGGCGTCCGCGATGGCCGTGCGGTAAACGGCGGTGTTGCCGCCGAAATCCACGGCGTTGCGGTATCCGCGCACCGAAATGGTTTGCACGCTGCCCGGTGTGGGGTACAGGCGGATTGTCTGGTTGCTGATCCCCGCGGAGGCGGATGATCCGCTGCTCCACATCGACCAGTACCACGGTCGGCCTGTGGTGTTGGAATCCAACGGGTAGATCAGATCACCCACGTCGTACCCGATGTATTCAAGAACGTGGTTGGTGGTTTTCAGGGAAGCTATTTCCCGCAACCCCACGTTGGATGGTGCGCTAGCACCGGAGAAGGTAACCCCGTCGTGGGTGAAGCTCAGGTTTGTCGCCACATCGGACATCGAATAGTCTTTTTGTGACGCCACCGTGTCGAACGTGACGGCTGTTTCGTAGAACGGCCAGCGTTTCTCGGAGAAGACGATCACATCGTACCCTTCGCGGAGAAACGTGTTCATCGTCGTATCAGCGATGTCGTTGCTGGTGATTTCAACTATGTTTCGCACATAGTCGCGCATGTCGCTGAGTTGCAACACAACCCCCTATTCGTCGTCTGGTTCGGGGGTGATTTCCTCAGATGGTGTTGCCACGGGGGCAGCATGGGTGGGGGTGGGGTTCACGCGGTGTATACGTCGGTCAGGCCCAACGGCGTGACCTTCGGGTTTGAGCGTCTTATAGTTACCCGCAGGTTCATCTGCGGGGCGCTGGCCCTTCTTGTATGCGTATGCGAAACCCCATGCCATGATGCCTCCCGTGGCAACGAACCGTCTATCAGGTAGCCCCGTACATGAAACCTTGACGTGCACGGTTGCTGCATGTCAACTGTCCATAACAAAGCAACTGTGAGTACACAGCGTCCTGATTGGTGGGACGCACGAACGGTGTCGGCTTGAACCAGACATCGCTGTGAGCCACCAACTGTAGGTATTTGGTGTTCAGGAACAGGAACTGACCAGAGGCACACGCGTCATCGAACGTTACGGGTGCACCCTTGAATAGCAGGTTCTGGAACCCGCCATCGGCCATATCGGTATCTGTGTACCGAATCTGGCTCTCCAAGAGTGCCTCGTACTTCTCGTACAAAGTCTGCGTGGTGATGCCAATCGTCGGCTGGTCGTTACCAACCGAAACGGTGTTATATATGTTAGCCATGCTGGCTATAGTGATTGCACCATTCTGATTGACTTCAGTGGACGCCCACCAACTGTTGCCAGCGCCAAGCGGGTCGATTCCACCAAGGGTCACGCCCGTTCCACCGACAATGAGCCCGAGCCCATTCCAATCCTTGCCTCCGTTGCCGGAGCCGTCAGCCCAGAACATGGTGTTCATGTTCTCGATAACGGTTTCCTGCGTCTGGAAAATCTTGCCTTCCAGCAGATCAATGATCTCCGCCTCACCGTTATTCTTGGCTTCCTCAATACCGCTAATCGTAACGGTAGCCGCATACTGTCCCCAGTCGTACTCAGCCGCGCTAATACCCGTCTGAGCCGTAATGTCAATAGTATCCGTACCACTGTACGAACCAGCCGTACTGC